CAACTATGCCAGCAACACGACCAGCACCATAAGGAATTGGGTTTGCTTCTTTATATGCTTGTGCTTGATTTCCTAAACTTTGTGCTAATTGGCTTGTACCTAAATTACCGCCAGTTGCTAACTGTGCAGCAGCCATAGGTACATCAATTAATGACTTTGTAGCGCCAGCTAATGCAGATTCTAATGGTCGTGGTTCAGCTTGTACATTTGTGCGATTTATGCCTTGTGGGCGACCTAAAGCAGCGCCACCACCAGTTTCACCAAATTGCGTATTTAATTGTTGTCCTTCAGGCGAAGTAACTTCAACAGACGCTTTAGGTTCTGCGCCTTTAGCTTCTTGGTATGCTTGGGCAACAATGTTAAATTTTTCAGTACCTTTAAGGCTTTGATTATCTACAATCCATTGTGCGTATTGGTCAGCAGTAGCCATTATTTACCTTGCAAAATTTGGTCAGCCAAAGAACGCACATTTGTATTTTGTGCAGGTGCTTGTCTTTGCGGCATCATTGGCACATTGTAATAAGGAATTAATTGTTTAGTTTCAGGATTTTGTGCCATAGCTTGCAACTGAGTTTGATGTTGAGAATAAGTATATTCACCAGCACGCTTGGCAGCATTAGCAAGTTGCTTTAATTCGCCAGGAGTCAAACTAATATCACCAGACTTAGCCCTTTCAGCCAATTTGCCTTCAGACTCAGTAATAGCGCCTTGTCCGTGCATTTCTTGACGACCTTGCAATGTAATTTCTGCAAGACCTTGAATTGCTGCTCTAGTATTGTTAATTTTTTCAGGCAAATCTTTACCGCCTACGCCCAATGTAGAACCAACTTGTGCCACACTTAAACGCTGATTAGCTAATGGGCCAGCAAACATTTTGTTGCTTTCAATAGCATTAATAACTTGGTTAGCAGCATCAATACCTTTAACAGCTCCAATAGTCTTTTCTTTAGACTCTTTAAGCATAGGGCCAACTTGTGCAGCAATACCTTTGTCCATAGAAACGCTTACGCTTGGCGCTCCAGCACGCTTTAATTGTTGTTCATATTCAAAGAAAGAGCCTGGAAAACCTTGTGATTTAGCTAATTCATAATTACGAATAGCCTCAGATTGTTTAGCTCCACCACTAGCAATCGGCTCATATTTGCCAGTTTGCATATTAAGCTGGTTAAATGTTTCGCCTTCACCAAGTTTTTGTGGCGTAATCATGCTGTATGCAGATTTTTGCAATTCCGCTGGTGCATAAGGACTTGTAGCTGCCGCAAATTTTTCTTGAGGTGTTTGTGCATTTGTGTATTGTTGTACAGCTTCTTGTTGCTTTCCACGCAATGCATTAGCCAATTCTTTTTGGCTTTGTTCTGCACGATTACCCAAATAAGCACCAGTTAAAGTTTTAACTAATGGGTTTAATGATTGCAATGCTGAAGGTTTAACATAAAAACCGCTAACCATTTGACCTTGAGGTTGGTCATTCATTCCTTGACCTAATAATGCTTGCGCATATTGTTGTTGGCGGTTTAATGTTTGCAATTCAGGATATTCTGGTTGCAATAATGATGCTTGAGTTGTGGGTGTAAAATCTGCCATTTTTATTCCTTACATTGCCGCTGCTGCTAAAGAGTCAGAAACTGGTACGCCACTCATTGTTCCACCAAAACCGCCCAAACCACCACCAAATAAACTACTTGCACCGCCGCCCATTAAATAAGCTCCACCTAATGTGCCACCAAGACCTAATAAACCATTCATTTGGTTTGTTTGGTTAGCTTGACTAGCGTTATATGCACCTAATTGGTTTTGATATTGCGAATTTACTGCACCTAAATAATTAGGGCCAGCAGGTGTTTGTACATAGCTAGGATTTGCCAAATTTTTAACATTTTGTGCGTATGTTGTAGGGGCATTTAAATTGGTGTTATAAGTATTAAGGTTTTGACCATATTGCTGTTGGTTAGCATTTAAACCTACACCAATACCTTGTGTAGTTACATTAGCCAACAAGTTATTTTGGCTATTATTAAGGTCTTGCATAGCATTTTGGTATGCTTCAGAACCAGGTTGAATACCTTGGTTTGCAAGTTGAGTCAATGTCTGCTGTCTTTGGCGGTCAATTTGTGGCTGAAGAATGGACATTTCAGCACTTTGATAGCTTTGTTGTGGATTAATACCATAAGACGGCAAATTACCAGCATTAAATGGCTGATATTGATAATTACTTACAGTATTTTGAGATTGATTTACAGCATTTTGCAATCCAGGTGCAACCGTTTGGTTTGCTGTGTACATTGGGTTGCCATAAGCATCTGTACCAGACTGCGAGTAATTTAAAGTACCATAGGGCGTATTTTGCCCAATCATGTTCCCTGCGGCTGTTGCTTGTGCCGCTTGAGTATAATTTGGTGCTGGTGGCGGACTGCTTGAGCTACCACCGCCAAAAATATCGCTTACTACTGAACCCATTTCATTCTCCTTGTTGTAACCAAACACATCGGTTACGCTTCATAACCATCACTATTAAATCCCCATCTTGATGCCCATAGGGAATATCAGCTACCTGTTCAAAGCCAAGTTTTCGGCACAGTTTCAAGGACTTATAATTATCCTTGCATATAGGTGCGATTATAACCTTGACTTCTAAAATATTAAAGGGATAGTCAAAAATAGCGTTAAGTAAGGCTTTATTTAGCCAATAAACATCCGTACTAGCCACATGAATTTGACAGGCATTTGGGGTGAAATTGTTATAACCAACTACAGCTATTAATTCACCGTCTTTTTCCTGACCAATACACATGGTATTTTCTGGGTACTCAACTTCACCTACTTTTGACAGCCACTTCCTTAATTCTTCTTGGTTTTCCGTTGTAAGCTTACGCATTACAATACAGCCCCCTTCTCCATCACAAAATCGGTGGAATCCCAATGTAATTCAATGTTTCTTGAAGCAATATTAAGGGTAATACTAGCGGCATAACCCACGCCAGTAACGCCTTGCCATTGTTTTGTAGTAATAAGACCAGCAGTCCATATAGCATTGTCCCAAGCTGCCACATCCCAAAGACCTACGACAGAGGTTGCTGGGTTGTAACTTAGCGCATTTACTGGGCTAGAAGCGTCAAAGTCATAACTCATACCTGCCAAAATAGTAGGCACTCCGTTATCAGTCTGAATAATGGGGCGAACCATTGAAAAACGCTTTAATTGGCCCCTAGCATCAAAATAATTGTAGGCTTGTTGCGCTGTAGCATTAATGTTTGTGCCAGCGTCTCCATCACCATTCCAAAACTGTCCTACAAAGCCATTTCCACCAAAATAACAGTTGTCATAAAACATTTCAAAACAAGCGGCATTAATATTGGTGAAATTAGCCCATGCTTTAGTAATGGTGTGCATTACATATTGCTGTGTTCCGCCACTAATAGGGATATTAAGAATAAGCATTTGTGGCTTTGCAAAATACATAATTTGCCAGCCAAAATTGGTGTTATATAAAGCGGTAGCATTAACTACTGCTTGGTAAATTTTGTCCGTAAGGTTAATACGAGGGTCTAGGCGGCTAGATTGCAATTCCGCTGTTAATGGCGTTAAACCATCATTGGTAAGGATTAAAAGGTCGCCAGCCCATTTAAACATACATCTACGGCTAAATACATAACCAATTTGCCAAACGCCTTTTAAAGCCCATGTGGAAGCAGAAGATGGGTCAGTTCCTTGGTAAACGATAACCTCACCCATATTGGTAATAAATACAGCAAAGTCATCCACGCCATAACCAGCGTCAAGAGTCCAAGTACCCATTGCTTGAATAAATCCACCATTTCGTGCAATTCCTCCAAAATTAAGCACATTGGCAGCGCCACCCAATGCGTTGGTAGGCAAATACCAAACATTCATTGAGTTTTCTTGGACAAAATAAAGCCTATTTTTAAATAAGTTTACATTGACAAAAGTATTGCTATTTACGCCAGTTACATAAAAGCCAATAGTATATGTGCCGACTACGCTGGCATTTGCGCCAGGGTTTGTAGCCATTGTGTAAGTAAAGGTTGTAGCACCAGTAACAGTAATAACAAAAGTGCCGTTATATGCGCTTGGTGTAGCGCCTGTAATTGTTATTTCATTGCCTGTAATAAGACCATGTGCTGAAGATGTTGTAAGAGTTGCTACTGTTCCCACATGGGTAATGCTACTAATAGTCTGGGCTGTGCCAGTAGTAGCCATTTTTATCCAATTTGTGCCATCAAAAATAAGCACAGGGTCAGCGCCATTACAAGCTACGAGGTAATTACCGCCAATATTGGAAAAGTTTACAAATTGAAACTTGTCATTTGTTAAGCCAGTAACTTTAGCTACTGCGGTGCTGTTAGTAGCGTCATAAATAGTGCCACCAGCAGCGGCAAACAAGGTTTGACTTGTTGTGCCAGCATAGGTCATTAGGGTGTTTACTTGTCCTGTAATGCCTGTGGAATACTTGGTATAGCCTTTCCTTAATTGAACATCATAAGGAGTGGGGAAAAAGTTAGTTAATTGAACAGCGTCATTTGGGGACATTTCTGCAAGAGAGTCCCTAGCGTTCCAACCGCCAATAGGCGCTGGAAGTGACGCAGTAGTAGCGTTAAACTTTTTTGGCTGACCAAAAATCATGTTCCATATCCAGTATCCGGAATGTTAGCCCAACCAATAAGCACTTTACTTGGATTAGGGTTAAATGACAGGTTAGGAGCACCCTTGTCATTGGCTTTAGCAATAGACAAATAACGCTGATAATCTTGAATTAAAGAAGTTGTATCAAATCCTTTTACTTGGAAGTATTTGAGCTTGGTGTAAAGAACCATAATACGAGTATCAAATAAAGATGTATCGGTATCGTTTACTAAGCTCTGCTGTGGTGTGCCTGAAGCTGACTGCGCCCAAGCATTACTACGGTATTCAAAGCCCAAATACTCTTGGGTATTCATTGGTGGCCAAATTTGGAATGTACCACCAAGAATACGCCAACGGACACGAGGGCCAGTTGAGATATAACCAGACTTTAGCCATTGCCATTGTTGTGCATCTTCAGGGCCAAGCATTTCCCAATGTTTTGTCTTATCCCAATGGGTGCGGTCTGTAATGGTTTCAAAATCGCTAGGAAGCGTATATTCTGTTTGTGCAAATAAGACGCTATTTGTGCCAGTTAATGAAGCCTCTTGGCTCATTGTGACAGTATTGCTTGTGGTGCTGACAACATAAGTGTCTTGCGCCACATTGTAGCCAGTAATAGACCATTGGGTAGTTAAACCTGTGGTATTACTAACATTAGTAAGGGTGTAGCCACCTTGTGTGGAGGTGGCTGTGGCATTTAAAAACTGAGTGTAAAAACGATACTCCTTCTCCAGCATTTGCCAATCATATTCTTTTAGCAAATCGTAACCAGCGCCATTCATCAAAGCCAAGATTTGTTGCGTGTCTTGGCTAGGATTTCCAGCGACATAGGTTGGTACTGTAAGATTTAGCTCAGCGGTGACCTGCTGGCACATTTGGAGCATCGTTGCACTCATATTAGGCCTCTACTGATTTGTTTTGCGTGTTTTTGGGGTTTTTTCCGCAACAGCAG